TGCTGGTCCTGCTGCTGGTCCTGCTGCTGGTCCTGCTGCTGGTCCTGCTGCTGGTCCTGCTGCTGGTCCTTCTACTGATGCTCCTGCTGACGCTCCTGCTGACGCTCCTTTTGCTGATGCTGCTGATGCTGAGACTTTTGCTGCATCAACTTTTGCTTTATCTGATGCAGCTTTTGCTGCCTTTGCTGCTTGCTTTGTATCAGTATCATCTTTTCCTATACTTTGTAATAAATATGATACTAAATTTAAATCTAAAACTGCATTATTTAATCCAGCACTTACTAATAATAAGTATTGATTTATTAGTGGGTCTGTTTGACCCGGCTTTTTTTTACAATCGCCTGCATTAGTTTTTGCAGTTTTTCCACATTCTTTTATATAGGTTAATTGTTCTGGTGTGATAGTACTCTTAGTTGTCTCCACAGACCCTACATTTGTGTATTCTTTAATAAAACCAAGTATCTGATCCTTTTCTTTTTCTTTAAATGAAATAATCTTATCTACAAAGTCCCTTAAATTTTCATAATTTCCATTTTTTACAATTGAATAAGCAAGTAAAGGAGTGATTGACATTATATTAATACAATTAAAAAAAACTAGAATTTATAACTCGTCCATCTTTCATTGAAATTTTACGGAATGCAGGATCAATATCATCATGAGAGACAATAATCACTGTTTTTCCTACAGATAGTTTTTTAATCGTAGAAATCATTGCTAATTTATTAGTTGGATCTAAAGCCGACGTTGGTTCATCTAAAATAAGAATTGCAGATGGTCTATAAATAGATCGTATAAGCCATACAATTTGTCTCTGTCCTCCAGATAAACTATTTCCCTCAACTCCAACCATTTCATCCATTTTTTTCTCAAATACATCTTTTACATCTATTTTTAAATCATCCATTAATTGCAATACTTCTTCTTTGGATGGTGCAGGATCTAAACCATAGACAATATTTTCATATAATGTTCGATTGAATAATTTAGGTTTTTGTGGAATATAAAATATTTTGTCTCTTAAATCTTTATTAGAGACATTATTTATACTTACGCCACCAATCGTAATATCACCCATTACTAATGGTTGAAATCCCATGATTAATTTAACAATAGTTGTTTTACCACTACCTATTTCACCTACAAAGGCAACTTTCTCTCCTTTTTTAATTCGAACATTCACATTCTCTAAAACAAATTTATCACCATATTTATGATATACTCCAGATGTAACAATGTCTCCATTGACAAAGGTTGTCTCATTTGTTTTCATGGATTTGTTTGTATCACTAATAGCATTAAAATATATTTCTGCATCCTTAATTTGACTATATACGCTTGCTAATTTTCGAGCAGATCTTTGTGATGCTTCATACAATCGAATAATCGAAAATGTAATAATAAAAGAACTAATGAGTTTTTCAGCAGTAATTTTTTTCTCTTTGTACGCTCTGTATATAAATGTATTCATTACAACAAATAAACCAATTGTAACACACGCCCAAAAGGCATTGCCTTTCACATACAACCAAATAGATTCAGATAAATATCCTTTATATGATTTAAATGAATCTGAAAGGAATAACTTATTTTCTTTATCTTGTTGATTAAAAATGTATATTGATACCATATTATTAAAACAATCCACTAAATATTCATACATTTGATCTTGTGTTTTATTCATGTTCATATCTGTCTTAATGAATTGTTTGAATATGAAATACATAAAAATATAATTCACTACTACAAAAAAGGAATATGCACAAACAGTCGCTACAGACACAGTGGAGTAATGATAAAATGCGGTTACCAATACAAAAAATTCTTTCAAAAACTCCAAACGAAACACATCAAGATAATCAAATAAAACAGTTGGCAATTTTATTATTTTTGATAATATTTCTCCAATATGAATATTTTCAAAATCTAATTCATAATTATCAATAATAAATTCAAAAATTGTTCCTGTTGCATATTCTGCAAAATTTGGCACGATTAAGTACTGAAAATACAATACAAGCCCATCAAATATCCATGAAACTGAAAATATTGCAAGTAAAATTTTAATATAATGTACAAAGAGCGATTTATTTTTATCCTTGAAAGAATTTATCACTTTACCATAATAATCGGGAATCAAAACGTGGTGTATTGGATAAAGAATAAGTGTATTCAAGAAAAAAAATATAAATAATATTTTGTGTGACCCTATAAATGAAAACAAAATTTCATGAATACTAATTCCCATTATATTCTGAGTATAAGATATTTCAATAAATCAATCATTTAAAAATCAAACATTCAAAAATCAAAATCATATTCAGTCAGTTTACCATCTTCAAATCTTATTTTTCTAAATGACGAATCAATTTTATCATGAGAAACAATAATGACCGTTTTTTGAACAGATGTCTTTTTAATAATAGAATTTATTAATTGTTTATTTGTTGGATCTAATGCTGATGTAGGTTCATCCATAATTAAAATAGAAGCAGGATGTAATAAAGCTCTTAATAACCATACCATTTGTCTCTGACCTCCAGATACTGAATTTCCTTCGACACCAACTTTTTCATCCAAATCCATTTTGAAATGGATATCGTATAACTTCATAATATCTAAAATTTTTTCTTTAGATGGTTTACTGGTCATACCATAAACAATATTTTCATATAATGTTCTATTGAACAATTTCGGTTTTTGTGGAATATAAAATATATTTTTACGTATATCATCATCTGTCATATCATTTACGCTGACACCTCCAATGGTAATTGAACCCATGACTAATGGTTGATACCCCATGATTAATTTTACAAGAGTTGATTTTCCACTACCTATTTTCCCTATAAACGCAACCTTCTCTCCTTTTTTGATGGTCATTGAAATATTTTCTAAAACAAAATTATCTGAATCCTCCTCAATCGTTTCATATTGTTTCGGTTCTACTGCATCGTGTTTGTATTTATGATAGACCCCACTTATAATAATATCTCCATCCTTGAATGATTTTTGTTCTGTTTTTGGTTTTAAACTCTTATTTTTTTCTGCAAGATCATTAAAATAATCCTCTACGTTATATAGTGTACCATAGACCTCAGATAAATCCCATGCAGAATCAATTGCTTTTTGATACACACCTAAAATAGACCAAGTGATTACAAAACTACTTACTAATTGATTTGAGGTAATTAGTTTTTTTTTATAAGATATATAAAGTATATAATTCAATATAACAAACATTGCTATATTTACAATAGCCCATAAACCAAATGACCACAAATAATATATATATGTTTCACCAAATATTTCTTTGTAATCTGCAAACGAATATTCATAAAATCTCTTTTTTTCGTATTCTTGTTGATTTAAACTATAAACAGATGATATATTTTGCATTGTATCATTCAAATTTTCATATACATTATCTTGAAATATATTAACTTTTTTATTACAACCATAAAAATATTTAAGCATTACAAAAAAATAAATATAATGAATTACAATAAATATACAAAATACAGTAACAATTGTTTTAGATATGGATGAATAATGTCCAATTGCTGCAATATAAATAAATAGTTGTTTCAAAAAATCAATACGAAATAAATTGCTATAATTAAATAAAATATCAGGCATTTTTGTTAATTTTGAAATAATCTCTCCTATTTTAATATTTTCAAAATCATAATTGAAATGATTTACTACCAATCCAAATATAGAACTTGTGATATATTCTGAAAAATTAGGTAAAATTAAATATTGACAATATAATACAAGTTCATCAAATATTCTTCCAATCACATATAAAAGAAGTAACATTTTAACCATGTAAACAAGATCATGGCCATCTTTAAAGGAAGAAATTACTTTGCCATAATAATCAGGTATGTATATATTTATTAATGGATATGATATAATCGTAACTAAAAGATAAGATATGACTGTGAATTTGTGTGTATATGTAAATTGAATTAAAAGTTCATGAATTGAAATCATTATATAATTATATAGTATGGATAATTTTATATTAGCGGAAAAAGATTATAAAAAAGATAAAAAAATGAAATTAGAGACACAAAAGAGAAACGAAAAAATATATAAGGAAGACAAAAAATATGAAAAAGAAATGGTTGTATATAAAGAAAAAACAGCACAAAAACACAACTTATTTCAAAAAGATTTGTTTCATATCAGAGAGAATGGAGATATTAAATTAAATAAATGGATCATAACACAAAAAGATCCAATTATTATATTTCTTTCTGAATTTATTGAAGGAACAAAAGTTTCAAAAGAAATGGAAAAATTTCGACCAATTATTAAAACAACGCCAACTATATCTATAGATGAATATCGTAAAAAAAAGAAAATAGGAACAGTTGGTCTTGAATATTTGAAAAGATTAAAAGATAAATATGGTATTATTGTTTTGAAGGTATTATGGGCAAATTTAAATTTTTAGAATAGATTCTAATTTGTAGATTCTAATTTCTAGCTCTAAATATTTCATTGATTACGTCATATAAATATATTTCTATGCTGTAAATAAATGATAACATGAAAAAAAGAATAAACATAAAAATGATCGTCGCCAATATAGTAATTGCATCTATTGCAATATTAATACCCTTCATTACTTTATATCTTTTTGTTCGACCCGGCTGGGCCAATGTAAGTGCATTTGCAATAATATTATAAATCTTTGTACATATATATATAAATGCATTTAATGCACCTGTTAACATAGTAAACATCATATATCCAATGAAAAAATAAAGTAATACATACAAATTACCTTTCTTTTCTTTTGAAAAAAGGAAAATTATTGTAAAAATAATTCCAAATGCTGCAAAAAAGTATTTTGAAGAGTTGAATGCTATTCTCAAAAATAGTTTTACATATTTAATAATAGTTCGAATCATTTTAAAAAAAGTCTTTCGTAATCGTGTAAACAAATCATCTAATTGATGCATTCGATCATTTAATGAGGCAATATATGTTTTTAACATTGTCATTTATATTTATTGATTTAATATTTTTCTTAAAAGAGATTTTTTTAATGTTTTATCGTAATATCCACAATCGTACGGATTTTTATAATCATTTGGTAAAAAATAAGTTGAATTATTCACAAATATAACATTGACTATTTTTTGTATATAAAACATGTAAAAATATTTCTTAAACAGTACACTATTTTTTATTTCTTGTTGAAACATCATATCAATTAAATTGGATGTACTGTTCAATATTTTAATTTCATTCATCGTATCCATTTTTTCTTGATATAATTCCTTTATACGTATTAAATCATTATCACTAATATCTTTTGATTTGATATACCTTAATTCATTACGATAATTTTTTAATTTTAATATATTATTATTACGATAATCGTCTATTGTTTTAATAAATGAAAAAATATTAATATTAAAAATAATAGGATAGGTATTCATAATATTTTTGGGAATAGAAAAACGATTTATCTCTCTAATTTCTACAATTTTTCTTTTTGTTTCCAATATTTTTTCTTGGAGAGAAGATACAAGATTACTTGCAATTTCGTCTCTTTCGGTATATAAAGATTGAATAAATAGTTTTCTCTCTTCGGTTCCTGTATTATATGCTTTATCCCATATTTCTATTTTTTTTTCAATTCCATCTAGTTGCATTAATGGGTGTTGAAATAATAATACTTCTCCTGACGAAAATTCTAATATAATCTTAAGTTTCAAAAAATTATTGCTTGTAATATGATGCGATTCTGATGCTGCATCCAATTTTAAATAGTTCACAATTGCTAAAAGAAATGCAATTAGAGCATTTATTGTTGCAATACAAAATGTACCATATGAATATTTTTCACTAATACTTGAAAAAACTGTACATAAAGAAGAGAGAAAAATACATGGCAACATCAATAAATTTAATTGAAATCTACAATGATTTGCTGCTTCATTATATATGAACGCCTGAGATTTAATAAAACTTGCAATATTATCTAATGCTGATGAATACCGATGTATATCACTTACTTCATAATCCGCAGAAATCTTTTTTTTCACTTCTTCTAATGTCAATTTATGAAAATTATTTTTGTCTTCTACATCATCGTCACTATCACTATGTGCTTCCCATAAAGCATCATTTACATTCGTTTCATTTTTGAAAAAGTTTAACATATAATATAAGTTTTTAATCAAAAAATAAGAACATAAGAATTTAATAGTAAATTGTAAATTAGATATAAAGTTTGTGTCTCTTATTATATATGCTGGCAACTATGAATACGCTCACACTAACTGGAAAGATGGAGAGCGTATTTTCATTGTGCTTAAATGAAGCGTCCAAATCAAGTTTGTTATTTCGTCATGGATGTATAGCGACTTATGGTGGAAAAATTATGTGTAAAGGATGTAATACGACTACATCGTCTACAGATAATTTCATTAAAAATAGTTGTACATGTCATGCCGAAATAAATGTATTAAGACGCATGTTTCAAAAATATAAGAGACAATACAAGGAAGATAAGATTCGTAAAATATTTCGCAAAACGACTCTTTACATATCTCGATTAACAAATGCAGGAAATAGCCAAAATTCAGCACCATGTGTAGATTGTTTATCTATGATACAGCTTTTTGAAATAAAACGAATTATTTTTTATGATGGAAATGTATTCAATTGTGTAAATCCACATAATTATAAAACGGATCATTATTCTCATGGAAAATTATACGTAACAAAATCACAGGGCAATTGATTAACATTTAGATTTTTGTATTTCTATAAATTCTTTAATTGTTACAGGATGTGCACACAAAGTATTTGCTTTTACATTTTGTGGTGGATAATGTGCCTTGTCTGCAGGCAAAGGAATACATTCTTTTTTGAATATATTTGAACTATAATAAATAGTATAATTCATTTTCAATATATCTTTTTGATAATTTCCTATATTTGATTTTGTAGAACATGGGCAATTTCCATTATTTGTTTGTGCAGTAGAATGTTTAGCAGCATTACCTTTTATCTTATGTAAATGCATGTCATAGCTTGGAGGTGTACAGTCCTTAACAACCGTATATGGATATCCACGATTCAACCATTTATTTTTTGTAGAGAGATAACCATGAGTATTTTTCACAGATACGTGTGGAATATTGAACGCATCTGCACAAATATATTGGCTTTTTGTCTGTGTACCTGGTCTCAATGATGATCCATGACCAACTACTCCTGTCCCTCGATGAGGAGTTTGTGTTTGTGGAGAGCCAGTGTGTCCACCAACACGTCTTGGATTATTTAAAGAAAACCCGAGTCCTAATGCATTTTTTTGATTACTTAACTTTAATGTAGCTGCCTTTCTTTTCATTGCAATCATTATATATAAATGAAACATTTTTCTATTCCATTCTTTATAAAGTAGTATGGTTTTGTCTCAAAAATAGGTTCCAAATCAGTTTCAGTCAATTCAGTTTTCACCTTGTACAATAACAAATAATAAATAAAATAACTTATGGATTCATATACATTTGATTTATGAATACGAGAATCATTCATATTTTTTGTAATAAATTCGATGCCATTTTTATCCTTAGATTCATATGAAATGTAATCACCTTTTATGTCATACATATGTTTTGTAGTATTTAGGAATAAATGATTTTCTTGTATAATAAAATCATTGAGACAAATATGACTTATTGTGTAATCATTTTTTTCTAAATAATGAATGATATATAATAGAGAATAAATTGCATCTTCATAATTTAAAGTTTTGATATTTGTATGAGTTTTCTCAGATTTTATTTTATAAAATTTTTTTTGATCCTCATTTAGATCTTTTAATAATTTTTCAGCCATTATAAAATTGAAAGGTAAAAAATTAATATAAATTACTTACAAACAGAAAAATGTCCACACAAAAGTCGCAAAAGTCAACCTATATTCCTCCTCATCTTCGAAAAAATGCAAAAGCATTTGCTGATGCAAAAGAAGAGGACTCTTGGATAAAACCCAAAAGCAAAAAGGTTGAAAACCAAAAACCAAAAATAGAAGATTTCCCTGCTTTAGCTCCTGCTGGACCAATACAAAAATCAAAGATGGATTTTAAGGAACTCTTTGCTCGAAGGAAAGAGATAAAGAAACGTCAAAAGAAAATGAAATATGGTTGGGTTCGATTGACAAAAGATGGGATGATTGATAGTTTAACGCCCGAACAACGTGAACAAGAAAACACAGAGAGAACAGAGAGATTCATGGAACATGCAATGATAGATTTAGCTTTTCGCATAGAGCGTGATACAGAACGTCGAATGGAATATGAAGATTTAGAACCAGTTATTTTAGAAGAATATAGTAGCGAAGAAGAATATGTTTCAAGCGAAGAAAGTTATGTAGATGAAGATGAGGAAGGATATGAAAGTTAATAAGTTATAAATATCATTATTTTATATTTTTAATAGTAAATGAATATTCCAAATTATGGTTCAAATGATGATGACGATATTGAAGATGTCGATGCCATCGAAGTGGATGTAAATCTCAGTGAAAAAATAGATAAAATTTTGAATGAAACAGACATGTTTAACAAGAAAAATGTAGAAATGGTTAATATTTATTTTTTTTATTGTATTAATAAATCATTAGATGAATATACAAAAATTGTTCTTCCATTAAAAATTGGTAATTTAAGTAAAGATGATTTACTAACAAATATTTTGAAATATCGTATGTATGGTGGTAGACGTTATAATGTAAATGGTATATACGCATATCAGTTTGATACAGATATCAAGGAATTTTTACAAAATAATGTATGCAATTTAAAAGAGCATAAGCAAGTAGTTGATATAAAGTTTGACCCAATGGTTGAATTATTTCAACACTATAGTTCTATTTTTATTGTTTTGAATAATGAAAAAACAAAACATACAAGAAAAAAGAATGAAAATGAGAATGAAAAGGGTATAACACCCAAACGTAAAAGTAAAACCGCCAAGGTTGCTTAAATCTCATCAAAATTTATGTCTCCAATATCTTCATCGACCACCTCTAGAGCTGTAAATGTATTTGCAGTTTGTAATAATTTATTCTTATCTGAATCTGTATAACATTCCAAAAGATCGCATTTTGGCATTTTATCAATTACTGTTTCCCATGTTCTTAATCCAACAAGAACCCATGTTCCAGCTTTTATAAAATTAGATTGTTTATGTTTTCCACTAAATTTACCTCCAATATTACATAATCGAATAACATTATCATTGCACTGAACATGAAATTTACCTCCACCAAGCATTTTAGTTGCAACACCATATATTTCATCTGCGGATTCAGCTAAACGAACTCTTTTATTTGATACAGAATCCTTGCTCGCCCCTTTCTTTGCTTTATTTCCTCCAGTAGTATTCTTCACCATTTTTTATAATATATATTTGTTTTTTATGTAATTCAATTTTATAATGTTTTCATTTCAAAGAAAATCAAAAAAAGATTTCATGAAAGTTTTGAGACAAATGATTAAAAGAAAAACAAAAAAAAGATTAACTAAAAAATTAACTAAAAAAAGAAACAGACAAATCTTTAGATAAGTTTTCATCAAAATGTTCACTGTGTTTAATTTTAGGAGAATACAGTTTTAATAATGTTTGAATATTTTTATTCATTTCAACTACATTTGGTCTATATTTTGGAATAGGATGAATCATTAAAAGCAATAACATATACAATTCAGGAAATTCAATATTCATTTTAATATATATTTTAATTATATGCAATGATATTTTATAATAATCCCACGTATTCCACCAGGATAAGAATTTTTTAATTAGTACTTCTTTTGGTTTATTCGCATATTTTTTAAAATAACGAAAACTTTCTTCCTTGTATTGTTTACAATATTCAGAGGAAATGTCTCTAATAATATGATCGTGTAAATATTCATCAATAGTGGATTGTATTATTTCTTCAGTAATAGTATCTTTATGAACTAAGTAGCCTAACAAATGTTCTTCTATTGCAAAATATTGCCAAGTTGGTGTATAACTAAAAATAGCATTTTTTAGATAAGGCATGTTCAATTGATTGTTCAAATAAAACTTGGATGCAATAATAGATAATCCAAAATCAATGACTATTAATTTATTTTTTTCATAATCATACATAATATTACCAAAATGTAAGTCATGATGTATTATTTTAGAATCAATTAATACTTCTATTTGTTTACATAAAAAACAAAATGTTCTCATTAATTTTTGAATGCTAAAGTCAGTTTTCATATATTTTACTAATTCAGTACCGCGAATATATTTCGAATATAATAGTAAATATTTTTTTTCAATTTTTGGATCTTTTCTTTCAATCAAATCACAATCTTTTGCCATAGATTTTTTAATATTTTGTGATGATACATCACATTTTTTTTCAATTAATAAAAAACCATCTTTATTTTTTAATATAGTTGAAATATCATATTCTGTTTGACTTGTATAATCATTTTTTACAAGTTTTGTAACAAATGAAGTATCTTTTAAATCTTTTCCTTTACAATCATATGGTGGATAATATATGCATCCATATGCACCAGATGCAATAAAACGACTCTCACCTTTCATTTACATAATACTTTTTATTTTTTATTTGATAATAAATATTTTTATAACATTTCTTAACAGAATCTGAATCTTGTAAATCATTATCTTTCAAAAAGTTTTTATATGTATCGGCTGGTTTAAATGATCGGTTTGTTTGAAAATTATGATCAATATCTGCAATTATTTTAGCCAAGAATTCTTTTGGAAAATAAGTCGGCTTTCTCTTTTTTTCACTTTTTTCATTTTTTTTAATTTCATTATCAAGGAATTTTTTAATATAATAATATTTAATACTTTTAAATATTTTCATATGAATATCTCCATCATAACTGTTCGTTTTCAAAAATTCTTCTTCTTTTTGAATTAATTGAGCAATTATAATTTCTTTGATCCAAGAATCAAATTGTTCAATTAAATTTTCTTTTGAGTCAAATTTATGCATATCTGAAAATTCCATAATTTTTTTGTTTAATTCATCTGAACATTTAAAACGATGAATCGCCATTGTTAAGTATATCAAACTATTTTTCTTTTCATTCAATTTTTTACATAGGTTTAGACACAACTAAGGTCGATCTTTCTTGATGAATTTTTTCAATATTTTGAATAGAGGATATATTATGTAATATTTGAGATTCTCCATAGGATTTCATAAATTGTTTATAATCTTTTTTTGGCATCATTTCTAATAATGGACAAAAATCATTCAAATCATTTACAAAATGAACATAATCTTTATATTTTTCATTCAAATAAGTATCAGATGAAGAAATGGTAATTACTTGGCATCCACATGCAAGTGCTTTATTGATTCTATGTACTTCTAAAGAATTATTTTTATAGTATGGTAAATTAATTACATATTTTACATTTATTAATTTTTGATTTAAATCATTGAAGGTCATATGATTTCCACTGAAATCAAATTCACATACATACCCTGGGTTATTTGCTTTGAACTGATTTAATTTGAATTCTCTCTCTGGTGAATGAGCTCCACAAAAAAAGAAATCAATTTGTCTATTTTCAAATGGATTTTCTAAAATAAAAAAATCATAATAATAAAAAGAATATACCTTCATATCCATCTTCTTTTTGAATCGTTCTACATTATACTTTGACCAATCTAATATGTAATTATTTCTAAGTAATTCAATATAATATTTGTTATCAAATATATTACTTTCATATTGTTCCGATTGAATAATAATACATTTGAATTTAATATGTTCTTGTAATCCAAATAGATTAATAGCCTGATCATGTGCACCAAATACAATAATTAAATCGTTTTCTTTTGGAACAAAATCTACTACATATGGAATATTTAATCTTTTTGCTAAAATATTCGCATTTTCATTAAATATCACATGAAATGAAATAACATACATTTATTAATAAATCAGATTATAATCTTAATTATTTTACGATATTACACTTATAACATGAGATTTATAGCATTAAATTTATAGCATTAAATTTATAGCATTATAATAAATTTATATCTCTTAATATCTCTTTATGTTTTTCATAATAGGGTAATTCTACTTCAGGACAAGTTTTCCAAACATTTTTATCAACAGTATTTGTAGAATGACATATACAAATCATTACTTTTTTAATATCACTGTGACCAGTTTGCCAATGTCTCCCTTTTAAAAAATAAATAGCTTCACTACTTTGTGATTCTGCAAAAGGTTTTTCATCCCAAAATGATTTTTTATACACAAGCGTTGCTTCATTTGCCATACTTAATAAAGGATTTCTCATTGATCCTGTTTTGCCATCTGGATAAATAAATACCATATCACTTGTTCCAACAGCATCTTTTTTTTGATTTTCTAAAATAGAAATACTATGTTCAATATAAGTTGGTAAATATACATCGTCTGTATCCATATGAGCAATATAAACTCCCTTACATCTAGATGCAAGTAAATTTCTTTTTTGTCCAATTGTCATACGATCACATTTAATATAATTAATTGAATAAGGTACATTTAATTGCAGCATTTCATCATCTCCATCATCAGCAATAACAATCTCTAAAATGTGTGGATATGTTTGACACAAAATATTATATTCGATAAGTTTTTCAAACTTTTTACGATTATAAGTAGGAATAATAATAGAACATGATTTTGATGTCTGCATTATACTAAAATATTAAAAATGTTTTTAATATTATACTAATTTAATCTTGATCGATATTATTAGACCATCGCTAATACAATCAGATTTGAATACTCCTGGCCGGGTTCGAACCGGCGACATACAGTTGATAAGACTGTCGCTCTAACCAGCTGAGCTACAGAAGCGTTGATGCATACTCTTGGCCGGGGTCGAACCGGCGACAGACAGCTCATAAGACTGTCGCTCTAACCACTGAGCTACAAGAGCTTTTGCATACTATATAATAGTGATTGTCTTTAAATTGAAACATATATTATATTACCATACATGGTAAGAAAATTATTTTGTTTGGAAAAATCCAAAAGCATTCGATGCACTGTTACTATTGGCACTATTGGAAGATGAATGAACTGCTGTTGTACCAGGTGGAATAACAGTATTTGTGGTTGTCGTTGTTGGAGTATTTGTGGTATTCAAAATTTGAAGACCATTTTTACCATCCTCTGTATAAGTTATAGTTATACGTTCAATGAAATATGCCAAAATTAATCCAGACAATACACTAATTACAATAGAAATAAGAGGTTCTATCTTAAGTACAGTCATTATAATAAATAATACTAAAGCAATAATCGCAAACGAGATTAAAATCCACATTACAATATGTAAATATTATTTATTCATATAAATATATTTTTCTAAATTATTTATGTTTAGACGTTTAGAAAAAGAAAAAAAAAGAACTAAAAATGATGTAAATTGGGATAAATTTAGTTTTTCTTATAAAAACGAAGAAATCAAAATTGTGTTAGATAGTGTGTACCCTTTTAAACCACCCAAATTAATTATGAACGAACATGATCATATTGATTGGTTTTTAAAAAAATATATTGAAATTACATTTTTAAAAAAATTTAGTATAAAAAATGATTGTATCTGTTGTCATACAATTATTTGTAAATGGGTTCCTACATTTACAATTGATCAAATAATAGATGAATATAAATTATATTATGATACTTATGAAATATTGAAAATAATGCAAGAATTTTATAAAAAACAATTTTTTGATGATTTAGTGTATGAAAAAATTTTTTTATATATTTATATATAAATGGCAAAAAAACTCTCTTCGTGGAACCTTTTCGTTAAAAAAGTATACAAAGAAAATCCTGGAAAAACTTTTGGGCAATGTTTGAAAATTGCGTCCACTTTAAAAAATCAGGGAAAAATGGGAAATGCTAAAAATATGACTAAATCTAAGGGAAAGAAAAAGGGAAAATCCAGAAAGTCTAGACGTTAATTATTTTTTCTTAGAAAGACTCTTAGCTTTTGCTTGACCACTAGGAACATTACCTCTTAATGTATTTACTTTATCTTCTGCAGCCTTGATTAAAACTGCTTGTAATTTAAAACTTGCAAGTTGTGTAAACTCATCCTTTTCAAGTGCAGCTTCAATTCCAGCTGTATCAAATGTAACATTTAAAAAGGTTTCAAAATTTTTGACTATTTCTCTGACTTTTGCAACCTTTTCATCAAAACTAGATACTTTTTCTATTTCTTTCCCATTATTTTCATAAATATTCCGAAATTGTTGTATGGTATCGTTTAATTTATTTGCAATACTTTTTATTTTCACGGTTACATCAGTTGAGTCAGGAATTTGTGTATCAATTTTAACCGGATCAGAACCAGCAGGAGCAGAACCAGCAGGAGCAGAACCAGCAGGAGAAGAACCAGCAGGAGCAGAACCAGTAGGTGTTTCAGGAATATCATTTATAAACTCATAGACCTTTTTTAATTTTGGTTTTATATTTGGATCAATTGGTGCCCCATTTAAAAATATAATTAAATCGTCAAAATTACCTTTACCTCCTATTTTTGGCCCACTCATACCTCTTTCTAGGCCTCCAGCACCAGCCCCGACTCCAGCACCACCTCCAGCACCAGCACCAGCACCAGCACCACCACCATCTACAGGTGGTTTATTTATTAATTGTTTAATGAGAGATATTGACTCACTTTTTAATAGTGTTAATTTAGCTGATTCAGGTTTAGTTGACATTATTTATTCATTATATTTTTATAATGAATAAAAACCCAAATTAAAAATAAATAAAATATCTAAAAATATTTACACATTATAGTGTAATGTCAACATATTCACAATATTCGCAAAATCTTGGTCAAACATATAGTTTTTATTCACCTACAGATATATCCGGTATTATATTCGAGTTTACTGCGATCAATGTAAGCTCTAGAACTAATGTTGCCCCATCGTTTGAATATAATGCTGCTGCAGGTTACACAAATGTAAGTGCAATTGCTATGATTAATGTACCTGCATCATCTTTGAATAACTTGTTCTATTTTCAAGGTTATGATTTTGCTGCTAATTCTACTATTAGTCCAGAAATGTATGGAATTAATGCAAGTTTCAAATTCAATTATACATATTCTAATGCAAGTTTAACATATGGTGCAATTAATAAAGCTCCTAATGTAAGTCCTCAACTAAAAGCAGATTATGTAAATTATTTAGCATATGCAATTACAGGAGGTTACAATCTTGCAGATATTTTTTCCAATGAATTATCATTGATTCAAGGTGTAGTAAATATGGATACTAGTTTTAATAATTTAATAAATGCATCTATTTCAAATTTAGTAAATACGCCAACTGCAAATTCAAGTGTTATAAATTTGAATAATAGTAGCATTTATTTTGATACAAGTTCAAACCAAACATTGTACATTCAATCTGCTAAAACACTATTGGACGGATTTTTGAGTATTGCAAACACTCCAAGAGGGGAACTATTTTATACAGATATCCAAAATCAAGCATTATTGCCTATTAACATAAATGCAAGTGTTGCACCCTTTGTAGGTTATTATACTATTCCATTTCGTGCAGGAGACATCTTAAGTATACGTTTGGTATATGTTCCATTCAATGGAAATGCTTCTTCTATTATTGGAGATAATTTACTTTATAATAGATCTTATAAAATAATGTTAAGATGTGTGTAAGATTTTGAATTATAATTTATCAATAATTAATCTTATATAATCATAATGAGTTATTATGGTTATATAAATAACATAATAAAAGGACAAGCTTTTTTCAATACAGATACTGGAATTGTATTTGAATTTGTTCCAGGACAAGCTACACAAAACTATACTCTAACTCCGACATTTCCACAAAATCTTGGTTTTAAAGATGCAAGTGCAATTTCAGTAATTGATATACCATCATCCTTATTGAATAATTTATTTTATTTTCAATTATCAAATACTCTTGACATAAGTAATATTCAGGTTATGAATTATGGTATAAATACACGTTATACATTTAATCTTTTATTTTCAAAATCAAAAATGACATATACGCAATTCTTTCCAAATGCCCCACTAGCAAACGATTATTTATATTTTTTGGCACATTCTTTGACAGGATCAACAAATATCAATGTATTTACAAATACAACAAATCTATATCAAAGTGTTGCAGATATGGACTCTGGATTCAATATTGCAATTAATCGTCCTATTAATTTTGCCAGAATAGGAAGCCCCACACAATATTTTTTATCAAATGATATAACAAACTCATTTGTTCATTCTACAAAACAATTAATTACTGGAATGCTTCAAATTGCAAACCCTATCAGAAAAAGAGTTTTTTTAAATGATTTGATCGATCAATCAGTAAATAATACGCAAAATATTTATTGGGTTCCATTTCATTCAGGAGACAAAATGAGTCTTTTAATTACATATGTCTCAACTTATCCAGGAATACATGCTCGGAGTTATAAAATTATTTTAAATTGTATTGCTACTTTTATTTTTCCAAATAGTGTTTCAAATGTAGGTTTTAATCCTGCAGGCAATTTAGATCCTTTTTATATTTTGAACCTTGTGAACAATATATCTCTAGAAGGACAACCTCAAAGTCAAGGTATAGATTCAAATTTTATAACTAGATACAATACAATTGGTCAAAATTATTTTAATGAGATGTATACAGATAATATTTTTATTCCAATATTTAAAAAAATGGGATTTCTTATTAATCCTTTGGATTTTTATTATAAAACTTTTTTAACTTCTCCTTATTTCTCTCAACCATCTACTATAAACATAGATGGAACTGGAGGAATCACAAACAATGGATTGAATTTATCATTTCAATATATATATTTGAATAGTACTATAACAACAAATCTATATCCAAGTTTACGTTCTATTAAAACATCCTTACTTACATCTCCCTATAATATATATCCAACCTTGAATGATATACATGATATTCAATGTGATTTGAATATTGATAATTCTCAAAATTTTATCATTAGAATATACACACGACCGAATTATAATCAGATTGATAATCAAATGAATTCAAATGATACATTTTATGGAAATTTTTACGATAGTGCAATATTATCTGATATATCAGGAATTGAGACTATCATTGAAAATAATCCAAATGGATACAATACTTATCATTTAGGGGATTTATTTAATTATTGGTCAGTATTGATGAACTCGGAATATAATCAACACGCATATTATATCAATTCAGGATTAGTGACATTATCTACTTTTGGCGAACAAGAAATATTATCTATTTGTATATTAACATACGATATTAATGCGAACATTGGTATTAAAAATATTATCGTTACTTATAAATGAGTGTAAGTGTCACAATTAGTGGGGAAATTATAGAAAGTAAATCCTATTTATCAAACTATTTTGTAACATTAACTGGAGATCAAACCATATATGGTAGTAATACATTTAATCAATCATTGAACGTAAAATCATTGAATTTTAATACAGGACAAATAAATGCAAGTACTTTAGATATTTCTTCAAATATTCTTACATTTACTGGAAATTCTGGTACACCGAATCAAATTCTTACAAGTAATGGAAATTATCCAATTTGGCAAAATTTCCAAACAGTTCAAGACATTTTGTTTGGAACAGAAGTAGTAGAGCCAACTTTAACAAATGGAATTATTTACTTTGGAAAAGAATTTAATTTAGAGCCATATGTAACTATTACACAATATTCAAATCGCATTGTTCCATTATGTATAACAAATGTAACTACGAGTAATTTTGAATGGGCAGCAGCATCGTCAAATGTAGGTAAAATAATGTGGTCGGCTGGACCAAAATTTCCATCTATGAATTAGGAATAAAGTTATTATAATAAAATATTTTCTATTAGTATAATGCCTATTATTAACCCTGTTTCCACAACACCTCTTTATGCTGATAATTTAAGTTCTATTACAGCAACTTTCAACAATGGCAATGCATCATTGAATCTCTCCCCAACTTTAGTCAACTTGACTGATACGACCACATATGTATCTATGAATTTAAGTGCTTCGGCCATTAATTTTAGTGATGTATCTGGTAAAAGCAGTTTGACTACTACATCCTTGAATATGTCTACTGTTGGTGGAGGATCTTTTCAATTATCTGGTGTAGATTCTTCTTTCATTCTTACCACTCCTGGATCATTCAATCTTAGTGTTGGAAAACTTCAATTAAATGGTGTTCAAGCTCCAAGCACACCAGGACAATCTCTTATTGCAAATGATGCAAGTGGTGGTTTACAATGGTTCACTATTACTGATTTATTAAATCTTGAGGCTGGAATTTACACCAATTTGACAAATGACACAACTGCTAATATTCAATTTGCAAAGCCATATAACACTGTTCCAGCAGTTGTTATTACTCCTGATTCTGATGCAAACGGACAAATTATTCCTGTATCCTTGAATGGAGTCAGTCCATCCAATTTCAGTGTTATATTTGGTTCTAATAAACTAAAAAAGTTCAGCTTTGTAGTCCTCCCTGTAAACAGCAGATTTTCAGTGAATACTGATCAATACACTTCTGGTGATAATGCTTCGATATCTCAAATAAATGATCCTGCACGAAATATAAGCACCTAAAATCACTCTAAAATCACTCTAAAATCACTCTAAAAATTTTAATGATATTTTTAGTGATAAAAAATTTCTTTATATAATTCATGAGTTCTACAAGTTATTCGAGAAACAAGTACAGATGTTTACTAAGATCAAATCATAATGTTATTGTCTCTAATGATAACATTGCTGAACCAAAACCAAGTCCTCAACCTCATATTTATCATTATGGTTATCCAGGATATGTTTTCATTGAAGTATTTGACAACATTTTATATACGACATCAAGTATATAAAATATTCTAAATGAGATTGGATTTATGCATCGAATAAGATGTTTAAATTACATGCTGACTTTGTTTGTTTACCAAAAATTTTGGACAGATAAACAGGTTCATTCCTTTATGAAATTCAACATGTTCGCATCTTATCCTTCCATCAAATCCTTTATATCTTCCATTAATTTTATTTACTTTATATATTCCAAATCCACCAAATGCTGAATTAACCGGTATTAGTGGTGTAGAAACGGGTATACTTATTTGATGTTGAGAGACAACTACTTTTGATTTATATTGGTTGGCTTTTTCCCAACAATCATAATCAATTACTTGAAATGGGCATAATGGTGACCATTTATCCCTCTCAATACGTAATGCCCATATATCATAATATTTTCCTAAACAATTTGCTAAAAGTCCATCCCAATCACCATAAGAGGGTTCAAATAAATATTTAATTTGACTTGGTTTAAATGTTGCAATCACATCATCTAAATCTGTCATTATCATATATTCGAATCCTTGAACATGTCTCAAAAGTGTATTGCGACCGTGAGCTAATATTTCTGTCCGCATTTTTATAGATAAATGTTCTGATATATAATCAAAATTAGCATGAGATTTTTTGAATTGTTCTAATATTTCAACTGTATTATCAGTTGAATCATTTTCATAAATTAACATTTTAAATTTGCTGAATAATGGTGCCATATCATATAAAAGTTGTAAATGTTTGTAAATATAGCTTGCACTATTTTTTGTGCATCCACAAACAATTACAGAAGAATACATTACTATATCAAAGTATTAATATTTATTATCTTTTAAGAATTCTATTGATTATATTTTTGTAGGAGGATTCGGTTTTGCAGGATTTGGAATTTGTCTTGCATTCATTTGTACTGCGTTAGGTTGTGCTGCATTTGGATTTGTTTTAGCGGGTTCTTTATAAGAATTACCAAGAAGTGGATTTTTAGTCGATTTATTATTATATTCAGCAGTTTGTTCATTTTCAATCTCACGGATTAACTCAGTCAACTTTGTCATTTTACCTTTTAACGTAGACAATGCAGTATTGAATGTAGATTCCTCTTTATTTTTTGCATCGTATACTTTTTGTATATCATCTGAAATATTTTTATTTTTTAAAAATTCTTTAAAATTCTCACTTACTTTACTCGAACCAAACATTGATGACAATGAAGCTAAAAAACCTCCTTTGAATTTTTTAGTTCTATTTCTAGTTTTACTTTTTCTACGATTTTTTATTTTTGTTTTGTTCATTAATATAAAGATATATTTTTACTTTATGAAATGGAAAATGATAATTATTGTGTAAGTAGTAGAGGTCTTCTAAAAAGTTGTAATTATTTTTCATCAAATCCTATATCAGGTATTCGTCGAATGGCATTTTATCCAGAATTAAAAACAATCAAACATATGAAGAATCCAATTATTTATGTTTGTAATTCATCTATTTTACATTTCAATACCATTATGCCATATATTGATTTTTCATTTGTATTAGTGAGTGGTGATTCAGATGATACCATGCCATATGATATTTTTAACCATGACGCATTTGAAACATTTATTTCAAATCCATTTTTACTTCATTGGTTTTCACAAAATATGATAGTAGATCATCCTAAAATTACAAGAATGCCAATAGGAATGGATTATCATACCATGTGTACAAAAGTTATGTGGGGACCAATTACTACACCAAAAAATCAGGAATTTTTATTAATTAGTATTCGAAAGATTCCTTTTTATGAAAGATTTTATGAAAAAGAATTAAAATGCTATGCAAATTTTCATTTTCAAATGAATACAAAATATGGACAAGATCGTAAAGATGCTGTTGGTCAAATTCCTAGCGACCTCGTATATTATGAACCTCAAATGGTAACACGTTTGAAAACATGGAATAAACAAAAAGAATATGCATTTGTCATTTCTCCACATGGCGGAGGATATGATTGCCACAGATTATGGGAAGCACTTATTTTAGGATGTATACCAATTGTAAAAACATCTCCGATTGATAAGTTGTATGAAGGATTACCTGTTTTGATTGTAAAAGAATGGTCAGATATAACAATAGATTTATTAACAAAAACAATTGTTGAATTTAAAGAAAAACATATAAATAATGAATTTTCATATGAAAAATTATCTCTACAATATTGGATTAATAAATTTAAATCATTTTAAAAATCGAAATTAAATATTTGTTTATACAAATGGACACAAAAAAAGAATTAGCAGATTTCATAACAAACAATGGAATTATTGGAGTGACATCAGGTGTTGTTATTGGCCTTGTATCAAAAGATGTTATCTTGTCTCTTGTTCAAGATATTGTTATTCCAATTATTGTTATTTTATTATTAAAACTAAAAATTAAAAAACTCACTGCTTATATGCCAAATAAGGATAACGGTTTAAATATTACGAAATTTATAAGTGCTGTAATTACTTGGATATTAGCAATAATATGTACTTTTATATTTGTCCAATACGCATTTGTTAAATTAATAGGTGCAAAAAGTATTTCTGCTGTTTCTATATATCAGGAAAAGCAAAAACAGGCACAAGGTAAGGCAGGTGAAGCACCAACACAAGTGCAAGCACCTGGACAGACAGGGCATGCTTCGGAACATTTTCAAAATCTATATCATTATTAAATCATAAATAATATTGATAATATATAATGTTATATATTATTTTGGGAATTGTTATAATTATATTATGCATTCAAATGATACAAAATAAATTTAAGTTTACTATGTTTGAAGGATTCAAGGATACAAAAAAATTAAATGATACTCAATCCATAAATCAAAATGAACAATCGATTCAATCAATTGATCAACCTAGACCTGTATATCAAACAATAGATGAAGAAGTAAGTCAAATTGTAGAAAAAACGAATAAATATATTAACAACAATAAACAAAAAAAAGGGTTAATATGTTACTATGGAGGAGCATTTAGAGAAGGTCATAGCGGTAATTCAAATCAGGACACTGAAAAAGGTTTTGATAGTCAATTTTATTCTACACAAAGTCACATTAAATTAACATCTTTAATGAAACAAAAAGGATATGAAATAGATACAATTATTAATACATATCATAGCACATTTGAAAAAGATTTAACAAAATGGTACAATCCATATGAAATATTATTTGATAAAATTAATAAAAATATTAAATCCACTGATGGTAGAGACAATTTAATTCAAGCATCTGTAAAAAATATTAATAACATGACCCCAAATGATTATGATTTTATTTTATTTATACGTATTGATTTATTTTTGAAACCAGACTTTTTTAAAGTATTAAATTTGCAATCTGAAAGAATACAATTCTTAGCTCATAATTTTTATCAAGGTCATTGTGGATATACAAAAGAAAGAGATCCAGAGGTAGTTGATTTAATATTATTTATTCCAAAGAAATATTTTTATATCTTAGATAATAAATTCAAATTAAATCACAATGTATGGTCCTATTATAAAAGTCAATATAATTTAACAGATGATGATATGTCATTTATGACCGATATAAGGTTTGATTCAAACACATATTTAGATTATAATCCTTATTATATTATTTCAGGTAGACCAGAAAATAAAATTGTTCATAATTATGAAAAAACAAATCCAAATATATATGGTAAAATAGGAAATAAACGAGGTAAAGATTGTCCCCCATATATTAAAAATAAACAGGATGAATATTTATCTAATCCTGCAGAATATCACTATCGTATAAATAAAGAATTTTACACCTTAAATTAATATAATATAGTTATATGAAGTATATTATATTATGTGGAGGAATTAATGATTCTTATTCTTTGCCAAAACCATTAAACTATATTCATGGCAAGTACATGATTGAATACATTATTGAAAATATTCCATCCAAAGATATTTATATTTTTTATAATATTTTTTTAGAAGAATATAATTTTGAAGAAATTGTAATTAATCTTTTTAAAGATAAAACCATTTATTTTTCAAAAATCGATTATTTAACCCGCGGACCAGTTGAATCTGCATTGATTGGATTGAAATGTGTAGATGATCTAAATGAACCCATTTTATTTATTGATAATGATAATGTACATAATATTCCAACATTAAATTTGTCTCAAAATTTTATTGGATATGGAAATTCAAAACAATATGAAGATCATTATTCATATATTCAAATAGAATCAGGAAAAATTACAGCCATTGAAGAAAAACAGAAAATTTCTGAAAATTATTGTTGTGGTATTTATGGATTTAAAAGTGCAGAATTATTTATTACTTATGCAGAAAAAGTAATTCAAGAAAATATTCGCATCAATAATCAGTTCTTCTTTTCACAAGTATACAAACTGATGCTATCTGAATATGATATTATTCCTATTTTTATTAGTTATACAAAGCTAATTGGAAATTCAAATCAATTATTCCATAAACCATTGCGTATTTGTTTTGATTTAGATAATACGTTAGTTACTTTACCAACTGTACCTGGTGATTATAGTAGCGTTAAGCCTATTTTTAAAATGATTTCATTATTGAAAAATCTGAAGAAATTGGGGCATACTATTATTATTTATACCGCACGTCGAATGAATAGTCATAAACATAATGTTGGTAAAGTGATTCGAGATATCGGTTTAGTAACATTTCAAACATTAGAAAAATTTAATATTGAATATGATGAAATTATTTTTGGTAAACCAGTTGCAGATATATATATTGATGATAAAGCGTTAAATCCATATGTTCATGATATTTCTTATTTTGGAATTGAAATGGATTCAGACGAATTTATTCATAATAAAGTAGATAATAACAAGTTTAATCGTATCAAAAAATATGATAATATTATTAAAAAAACGGGACCATATTCTATTTTGAGGGGCGAATTAAATTATTATCAAAATATTCCTTCATCGTTATCTGGTTATTTTCCTTCTTTAATAAATTTTAATAAAAATGAAAATGTGTTAGAATTATCGATAGAATATGTAAAGGGAATTCCACTTTATTATTTATACAAGAATTGTCTAATCACAGAGAGAAATATTGATGATTTGTTTATTATTCTTCAAAAAATACATTGTCATGATAATGCAGTGGTGATTTCAGATGAAAATATTCATAATAATTATTTTAAAAAGTTGAAAGAACGATTTAATGAAATTGATTATTTTTTTGATGATGCAGAACAAGTGTTTGAAAAGGTGATTGCGGATTTGTCTCAAAATTATGCACCAGAGATTGTTGGAATAATTCACGGTGATTTCTGGTTTTCAAACATTATTTTAGATTATCATGATCAGTATCGATTAATTGATATGCGAGGACAAATCGATGGTATATTAACAATGAATGGAGACAAATATTATGATTATGGAAAAATGTATCAAAGCATATTGGGGTATGATTTGGTATTGAATGGTTCGTATATGAATATGGATTATTTAGAGAAAATGAAAGAAATATTTTTGAGAAAATGTAGAGATTTTGGATTAAATTTGGAATATCTGGCGGCCGTAACTCGTGGATTAATATTTGGTACAATTTATTTTATTGAAAAAAAAGAGACAAAGGAAAGAGTATGGGAATTTATTAAATCTATATAATATAATGATTTTAATCCATTCAATGTTTTGGTATATTATTATATTATTGACTGTTATTATTTCATTTGTAATTTTAAAATCAAACCATATTGAAAATTTTGATAACAATTTTGATATATATGTAATAACTCTGAAAAGTAAAGATCGTTTGAATAATATAAAAATTCAACAAAAAAAAATAGATATACCAATTAAAATTTTTGATGCTGTAAATGGAAATGATTTGAGTTTAAATCAATTTAATATTGGAAATGGACTAAATGAAAATGAAACTCAAAAAAAAAGAGAAGTTGGATGTTATCTAAGTCATTATAATATATACAAAATATGTAAAAAAACAGGATATACTATTGTATTTGAAGATGATTTTTTAATTGATGTAGATAATTTAATAGATAAAATAAATCAATCTATAGAAAAATTAAACAATGCAAAGATTGATTTTGATATTATGTTTTTAGGTAATCATCATTGGGATAAAAATTATGGAACTCTAATCGTAGATAATTTGTATAAAGTTGGTAATGGTGAAGGATTAGGGGGGACACACGGTTATGTTATAAATAACAAAAATGTTGATAAAATAATTAAAGAAACCGAATATATTGATAAAACAATTGATATGAAAATACAATTTTTAGCTGATCAAAAAAAATTAAATATTATATGTACATATCCTTATTATGTGAAATATATTGATACACATAGCACAATTGCAGTAGATTAAAATTATAATTTATTTTTAAATATTGTATTATAATAATGTTCTATATTGTTATATCAATTATCATTATAATTATATTAATTGTATTATTTTTTAATAAAAAAATCGAAGGATTTAATAATAATATTATTGGATATATTCATGTTTGTCAAAAAGGTGATTGGAAGCGATCATTTAGTATGTTAATAGATTCAATAAAATTATCAAAATTATATGAAAATACAAATGAAATAAGAATAGGTATTGTAAATGAATCAGGTAAATTAATTGAAGATGAAATATTGAATGATACAAAATTTAAAATTATTTATATTGGTAAAGATAAAGAATATGAAAGACCTACATTATTACATATGAAAAACGCAAAAGATCATAATAATACTTTATATTATTATTTACATACAAAAGGAATTAGTCATTTCAATACAGAACGCGAAGAAGTAGTTATTAAATGGATTAATAATATGTTAGATTGTAATATTGTGAATTGGAAAAAAGTTGTAGAAAAATTACAACAAAATGAAACATATGGTTGTAATTATAATAATACACATTATTCTGGAAATTTTTGGTGGGCAACAAGAAAACATATTGATAAATTACCTGATTATATTAAAGATTATTATACTGCACCAGAAGATTGGGTATTAATGAACAAAGATAATATGTATTGCGATAATAATTGTGGTGATAATTATATTGCATTGTATCCAGATGGATTTTATTAAATAATTTAATGAAAAAATATGTTGAAACATATAAATTCATTAAATTATTCTTATTTCTGGAAATGGAATGATAATACGAATATTATTATTATATTTTTTTATTTTATTGATAATAACTTCACTAAAATTCCATGACAAAATTATTATATAATCAACATTATCTATTTGATTAAATGATTTAATTGGAATATTAAGACCAGGTGAAAAATGATTATGTTTAAAAATATTATCATCAATAATATATTCTAACACATTATTTTCTATTTTATATTGATACAAAAAAGTGGTTGATTTTGCAGATGCACCATATCCAGCTATTTTTTTTCCATATGATTTCAAAGAATTTAAAATATAATTAATATCCTTACCATTTTTTATAATATTCATTTTCCATTCTGATAAATTATCATAGTCATGTAAATTTATTTCTTTTTCCTTATTCAAATAATAATCTATATTTATTTCTTTGATTGAAGTATTTTTACACAAAAAAAATTGAATAGCCCCTCCTTGTATATCGTTTGTTTTTACATTATACAATTTAAATTTTTTTTTTTCTGCAAAAGATTTCATAGAAGTTACTGTATGATAATCAATATGTTCGTGATATATAGTATCAAATGTTTTATTTCTATAAACATCATAAAAATAACCTACTTCAAATATAAAATATCCATTATTATCTAATAATTTATGGACACTATCAAATACATCATTAATATCTTCTATATGTGCACAACAATGAAATGAATATATTAATTTAAATTTATTTTTGAAAGTATTTAATATTTTTGATGAAAAAAAATCACATATAATTGGTAAATCATTTCTTTCTTTGATATTTTTTGCAGGATCTATTCCAATTATATTGTACCCATTTTCTAATAAATGATTTACACAAACTCCATCATTCGCTCCAATTTCCAAAATATGATCATTTTTATTAATATTTATTTCTTTTATAAATAAATCAACTGAATCTTTTAAATGATTTATCATAATATTTGATGTTGAAGAGACATATAAATAATTTGAATATAATAGGGTTGGATCGATAATTTGAATTAATTGTATATGTTTACAATTATTACATATAGCAATATCTAATGGTATTAATTCGTGATATGTTTTGGTTTTAGTAAAACTATTTGCAAATGCACATGGTTCTAGATTGAAAAATACATTCAAAATGTAATTATTACATAATCTGCATTTTTCTCTATTTTTATAATTTTTTATAATTTTTTTATTTTCAATCAAAACCCCCTTTTTTTTAATATATAAAGAAAAATATTCATTCAACGAATCTTTCCAATGTCTCATTTTATTGTAATCATATATTGTATCAAGTACTTCGGTTTTACTTCGATTACCACCATTATTTGGAATATCATTATGATTCATTTCTATAATTAATGATGTGTCTACATTCATTATTTCAGATAATTCTCTTGCAATTTCAACACCACTTGCAGTACCACTATTAACTATATGGTGAATCCCGTATCTTTCATTTGACAAATGTTCTTCAATTTTTTTTATTAAATCAATGACATATGTAGGTGATCCAATAAAATCGTTTGATGCTTTTATTTCTGTTTTAGTAATAAAATTATTTATTATGTTTTCAACATATTTATAATGTGTTTTTTGATTCCCTCCAAATAACCATCCGGTTCGAATAAGTATTGTTTTTTTATACAATAACGCAATTTTTTCAGAAGATTCTTTTGTGTATCCATAAAATGAATTTGGACACGTAATACATTTTTCATCAAACTTAATATTTTTATTATCAGAAGAAAATACTGCTCCTGTTGAAACAATAACAAATGGAATATTTCTTTCAATTGCAATTTCAAGCATATTTAATGTCCCATTTATATTTGTATCAATTGCCTTTTTATTATTATTTTCAGATTCTCTCAAATTTGTTGCAGCTAAATGAATAATTGAATCAAAATATATATCGTTTGTATATTTTTTTATTGATTCTTTATCACATATGTTAAGCTCTTTAGAGGTTGGTTTTATTCCATATGAAAAGTTTGTTCCTATCATTCCATTACCTCCAGTAAATAGTATATTTTTCATTATAATAAACGCATTTTTTAATTTTTATCGGTTTCTTTTACTCAATATTCTTTTTCTTAATTTTAGATTTTGTTATGAATATTATTTACTAATTACTAATTCTTAATTCTTAATTTTTTATATGAAATAGTTTATTCGATTATAAATTCTTTTTATAATTTTATTTTTTTTATAATTTACAAAAAAATATAAAAAAATTACAAAAAATATGAAAAATAAAAATATAAACATAAAAAATAATTTTGATCTGTTTTCATTTTCAAATCCTTCAATCGAATTAGTTGAATTAGTTAACTTATTTAAATCAATTAAAATATTGTAAAGATCCATATTTATTTCATTTAAAGGTTTGGCATTATCTACATTTTTTTTATTTATTTCTATAATATCTTCTTTCGTATTCAAATGCTGAATTCCGAACCCTTTTTGTTTGTCTGATTCTGGCATTTTATTTTTTATTTGAAGTTTTCTTTCAATTAATTTATCATTGAAAGGAAAATATCCTAACCAAATAATATACATATCATTTGTATCAATAGTAATATTATTAGTATTATGACGACCTATAGTATAATTTCCATTTGAAAAGTTGTGTATTTGTCTTAATCCTCTATCTTCTTGTTGTATATATTTGACATTTGGGTCTATTAATTTATTTATAAAGTGTTTATAATCATTCAATTCTATATTATCAATGCAATACGGTGCATATGATTTTATAGAATATGAAATATGTTCATTTGAGAATAATGAATGAATTTGATTTTTACAAAATAAAAATTCAGTTGTATTCAATACTATTTTTATTCCTTTTATAGTATTTTCTAAATCCATTATTTCTGCATCCACTTTAGATGCATCAAAAAATTCATTTCTTGTAGTAATTATTTTACATTCAGGACAAATACTTTTACATATTTCTAATGATTTATCGGTACTATGATAATCTACAATAACAATGTTATCAAACATATTTTTATGATGTTCTAACCAAAATGGAAGTAAATATTGTTCATTATATATATGTGTTATTAATGTTTTATGCATTAAAATAATATTATATTTTAATATAGCATTGATATAAAATATTTTATATATCAATAGTATGTTATTAGTTATAAATACATTTATAACTGAAAAAAGGGATCATTCTTTGAATAGATTTTCTAGATTTGATATTTTTAAATATACATTATACAGTTATAGAAATTTACCAGTTGATTATTTGTACATGTTCATTTTATTAGATACTGAATATATTGAGAGAAAAAATGAATTAAATGATTATATTTATTCTATTTTTATAAATATTAAAAGAGATAATATAAATATTATTTTTGATAGATATTCCAAACAAATAGAATGGAAGCCTTTTATAGAGGAATTAACACAAAAACATGGTAAAAATGAATTGGTATTATTACTTAATAATGATGATCATGTATTTATCGATTTTAATAATAATATATTGAATGAGGGTATTGATTTACTTAAAAATGAAATAAATCAACATAAAAGTATGTATATATCTCATTGGCCAGAAATTATCAAATTATCAGGAAAATATGAACATCCTATAAGAATAAATAATTATATTAAATTCAATTTATCATTACTTGATAGTATTCAAATTTTTAATATGAAATTTTTATATGATATTTTTATTAATTATAAATGGAAAAATGATCATAACCGATTGGATTCTTTATTGAATGAAATAACACCATATCCTGCACAAAGCAATCCATTGAATCAAATAATATATGTTCCTTTACGAGAATTATTCAGAAAATTTAATTCTTATACTCATGCAAATATAGATACTTCCCTTTTTCCTCAATTGAATTTACCATCAAATACATTTTATTATTCAAAGGAACTATTAAATAAAAAAATAGTTGCTACTCATCAAAGTCCATGGACAGAAAATAATAATTTCAAAATTCCACAAGAATGGATAAATATTAATGCAACCTTACATCCCAAAAATTTACCTGAATATACTATTGATTCAAGAAATATTTCAAATAAAAATAACATAAGCGATATACATGAAAATTTTATTGATAATACATATACATATCGAGCGGTTATATTAATTTTAGCATCAAATGATACATCTCATTACAAAAAATGTAGAACTATATGGAAAAAATATATGAAAAATGATTCAAATATTAAGATATATTTTGTATATGGTAAATTAAATGAATCATTAGATGATTATGATTCAGATAGTGATATTATTTTTCAAAATATAGAAGAAGGATATCCTATATCAATAAAAAAAACTATAGAAGCTATGAAAATAATTCAAAATAAAATAAAATATGATTTTTTTATTAGAACTAATTTATCAACATTTTGGGATTTCAATAAATTACATTTACATTTGAATGAGTTGCCTTCAAAAAATTGTTATTGTGGCGATGGACCATTACCTAATTATTCAAATGGATATTATTTAAGTGGGTCTGATACAATAGTAACACCAGAAATGATTGATTCTATTATTAAAAATGAACATTTAGTAGATTTTGCATTAATAGAAGATGCTGCAATGGGTAAATATTTCAATGGAATTTTAAAAGCACCTTTTTTAACAACGCGTATTTGTTTTTTTGAAGATATTAAATTAAATGAATATGATAGAATTAAAAATAGAATTATATATGCTAAAAAAAATAATGTTGATCATTATCGTGTAAAAACATTGAATGGCAATCGTGAAATTATAGATTATTCAATATACAAAATATTATTGAAAGATATTTATAATATTGATATTTAATATCTTACCAATATAATGCAAATCCCTATTATTATTGGAATAATTATCGGAATATTAACTTGTCTCTTGATTAAAAATCCAAAAACTTTTGTTGATCCATTTATTGTTTTTGGATTTGTTTATTTTTTTGTTGTATTTATTTTTTTGACTATAAAAATTGGACATACAAAATTTATTAGAAAAAATCCATTGAAATATTTTTGGGAAGTATTATTTATTGGATTAATTACATATTTATATTTATTACTTGTATACTATTTTAGAGGAGTTTTAATTATGAAAGATCATCCCTATTTCATACTATTTTCATTATTAATGATTGCAGTTCATACGCTAGTAGAATTAAGTGGGTTATATGATCGATAAATCAAATCGTTGTATCATTGAGTAAACATAAATTCATCATTACCATAATTTCTCCATCAATATATTTCATTAATTTTGTTTTATAGGCTAGAGTAATTGCATTATTATCAATGTTAACAAATTCAATAATTTTGGTGCGTATATATGTATAATCATTTTCTTGATTATCTTTCCAACAAATAATTCGATTTAAATATCGATTATATCTTTCATCTACTTGATATAATTCTGATATAGTGATGGTCTTTTTTTTGTACCATTCTTCAAGTATAGAAGCCTCATCCATTACATAAATGTGTACAATATATTTATGTAATTTTAATAATAACAATATATAATGGAGTTCCTTTATTGGTGTAATCCAATCCAGGGGGAATTATGTGAATGTTTTAATAGTTATTCAGACTTTAGAGACATGTCGGTTGTCCCACGTGAATTATTGGTAAGACATACCTATCCTATTCCTGGAAGGGGTCAGCACATATACGGCGGAATTTATCAGTTAGCTCGTCATAAAATGCTTGGCGTTGGTATTAATCCAGACTATATATTAGATGCATGTTTGCATGATGATATGTTATTGATTGCAGTAGAACCAATTACAAGTAATATAACAAAAACAAAAGTATTAGGTTTTGTATCGTTGAAAGTTCATAATACACGATGTATTGAAATTAATGTTATTGCATCGCGTAATAATCATGGTGGTGTTGGGACAACATTGATGTATCATATTTTAAAAGCCGCAAGACATTGTGGATTTAGTGTATGTTTTTTGAAAGCTCTTGTTCCTGCTATGGAATTTTATATAAAAAGTAATTTTACTTATCTTGGAACAAAAGAGGGTCCAGTATTTGCCATGGATTTGACAACTGATTTGTCTATTCGTCGTCGCCCCCATATGCAGAGACAAAATTCACTTGAACAGAGTGCCGAAGATACTAGACCATTGGAAGAAGTAGAAGCGACATTAGTGAATCCAACCAATGCAATGGAAAAGGGTTATTATTTTCCTAGAAATATTCCATTGAGGGACTATATTACTGAAATTGGTAAATTAAAGGCTGGTGCTCCTTGGAAATGGTTGCACGATACGCGTGTGAGAGAGAATGGTTTATTTATACCAACCGATGTGAATGTTGAATATGTAAAACATAGTTGGGGTAAAGAATTAAGGGTAAAACGTGCAAAAAATTCTGTGAGAACAGTACGAACTTATTTGAATAAGGGTCTTCGATCAAAAAGTAAAAAGAATCATGTTACTATCAATATGTAATCATTGATCATTGATTTAGATAAATAGATTCAATCATATATAAAATATCTTTTTCAAAACTGATAGATGGTTCCCAACTATGTCTATAACGTGAATTATGAAATGTTCCTGCGTTATACATTTGTTTGTATCTTTTTTTGTCAGCATTCATTAAGAGCCATACAGGTGGCTTAAATGGATAATCATTGGGGACAATGATTATAAATTCTGCATAAGATGGTTCGTGTAAATAAGAGAGAATAATACAATTTAATTCAAATGGTAATTCTAGTTTGACATATACCTCTACAGATAATTCAAATTTACATGTTATATTCATTATATCAGGGTGTTTAATTGTGATTTTCATAGGAACCTGAAAATAATCTCCGATTGACATATTTCCACGCAACTCTTCAAATCTTTCTATCATTCTGTACATTCGATTTTGTGCACGATTCATTTTATATTAACATGATGTTATGTTTATGTTTCAATTTTTAAAATTTATCAATCCATTCCGAGGTTTATTTAATTTATCAATTAATCTTTTATTAATTTGATTTAATTTTTCATTTACTTGTTTCAAATAATCTAATTCAAATTGTTTTTCAATTAGATTATTACCCATAATTCCAAGTTGATCATTCAACTTATTTATAATTTTGTCCAAGTTTTCTAAATCTTTTTCCATATACTATCATTTATTTTTTCTAAATCAAAATTTATGGCTTTGGAGATCTTGGACTTTTTGAACCTTTTTCATTTTTTACTGTTCCATTTCTTAGACTTTTTGAACCCTTGGGACTTTTCGAACCTTTTGCAGTTCCATTTTTAGGACTGTTTTCTGCACCTCTAGGTGTTCTAGGTGTTCTTGGACTTCTTGGGCTTGACCCTAATCTATATTCCATTACATATTTTATAGTTGGTTCATAATTTGAATTGTTTGAGTTATTATTTGAATTTGCAATTTCTTTTGTTTCAAGAATGGTATATCCTAGTTTTGAATAAAATTTATTCACTTCTCCATAACATTCTAAACGTATCACATCTAAGCTATTTTTTCTTGCAATTTTTTTTGAAATATCCATTAATTTTTTACCAATTCCTCTAAATTTTGGAGGAACGCATATACCATAAATATACAAGTAATGAAATGCAATTCGTCCCTGGTCTCTTTCTGCTCGTTTACCTACAACCATGACACCGCCTAATCCATTTTTATAAGTGTATATTGTTGTATTCCCTCCAATATATCCTGCTAAATCATTAATGGATATCGATGTTTGATCTCCACAAAATCCTCTATTTTGAGGTTTTTTTATTTCTGTTTTGATTTGTTCTTTTGTAAGAGGTCCCTCTTCAAAATCTATTTCTAATCCTGTACCATATCCATAAAATCGAGATGTAGATATTCTTGTTTCATGCAACCGTTTTGCCATTTTACCCCAATTAATTTTTGGACGAAGATGAAGTGATGCCATTATATTGTATAAATATTCATTTTCTGCGTATTATTCATTTTCCGCAGCATTCTTTTTTTTTGATTTTGATTTTGATTTTGATTTTTTTGGAAGTTCTCCTGTTGCAATATATGTAACTACTTGTGGTTGAGTCATGGATGATGCAATTTGTGCTATTTCACCAAATACATTTTCAGTTTGTGGTCCATAAAATCCACTATAGGCTCTGTGGAATGAACCGTCGCCAGTAACAAGGGCCTTTAATGCATCTTTACGTACTCTCGTTGCGGACATTTCTTCACCACCAATAGATATTGCTCGAATTGCAACCGATTCGCCACTTGCTTCAACACCTTTTTTTTGTGCTGCCTTTACAATTGCTGATAAAATACCATTTAATTTTGTACCATTCTCTCCTTTGTCTCCTGTTACTAATTTGAATACGACCCTCGTTTGACCAGTATTTCGCATAATTTCATCCATCCAATTTAATACATCCCCAATTGGATTTGTTTTCTCTCTTATTTCACATAAAGATCCAGCTAGACGATATTTCAATACACGTTGTTTTGTTACAAAAGTTAATGGATTATCTAATGTTCGTTCACCTCCATTTGGTCCGCTTCCTGCCAAAATAAGAGGAATTGATCTTTCACCCATTGCTAATTCCATAAGTTGTCTTAAGGCTGCTTCATGTCCTGCATGTGGTGGATTCATTCTACCAATAAAAAAATAAATGGTTAATTTACCTCTACCGAAAAAATCATATGGAACTACATCTAATGATGCCATTTACTATAACATTTTATTTTATTTTAAACAAATACATGCTACACCCGTAACTATAAGAAAAATACCTGTAACTAGGAGTTATTTTATCTTTCAAAATAAAATATGCACATATAAGTGTTACAACTGGTGCAGTATACATTAATGCAGTTAGAATGGCTGCTTCACCTTTTTTAAGTACATAATAATATAATAAATTGCCTATAAGTCCTCCAAAAAAAGTTGCAATAAATATCCATCCATATTCATATCTTGTAATTTTTTTTAAATCATCTGATACCACTTTTCTATTATAAAATAAAAGACACAATATTAAAATGAAATACATGAATGCATTTAGTATCATAACAGTTATATTGTTTAATCGTTTTACACCTTTTCTCATTTCAAACGCCGATTAATATCAATGTGTTCTTAAATAATTCTTTGTGTTTTTGTAAATATTTATAATCAAATTTTTTGTTACATTTATTACAATGTAACAAATATATAAATCTTGAACATTGTGATATATGAGCCATTTTTTGTTTTTTATAAATTTCAGAATTTAATATTTTTGCTCCACAAAAAAAACAAATCATATATAATTCTTGTAATTTATTTTTATATAGTTATCATTATATAAAAATGGGCGGTTGAAATGATAAAAGGTGTAAAACAACTTTGTAAATAATGGGTATAATTCCCCAAAAAAAAGAAACAAATAAGGCATAAATATAAAGAATCATTATATTAGATCAATATAATGTATTCATTATTCATAAAAGCTTAATTATGTAAATGAATAATATCTTATATTGTAATGGATTATTTCAAAGAATATAAAAGAACTGGCAATTTATCATTTTTAGAAAATGTATTGATGGATACTGAAAATGGATATAAAACCACAAAAATAACAAGAAATTTTATTATGAAATGTTTAAAAATCAATGGACGTGCGATTGATATTTTATATACATATGATCCATCTATATTATTAGATAAAGAACTATTAAAAATTGCTTATACCAGTACTGGTCCAGCATTAATGCGTAGTTTAGTTACTTGTTATAGAAAATCAATCAGAAAAATTCTTCATAAACAAATGAAATATACTATTAAAAAACATGGATCTATGAACCCTTGAAAATAATTAAATGCTATGTTTTGATTTAGATTTAGATTTCGATTTCGATCTTAATGATCTTGTGATTGATCTTGGTTTTATTTCAATAAAAAAATGTTCTGCAGTTGGTACCACAATATCTTGAAATACTGCATTTTTACCTTCAAATCTCAAAAATATACTATTTATAACTAACTTGTTAGTATGTTTATTAATAATTTTATATTTTTTAGATGGAATCAAACCACTGTGTTGTAAAAGATATCGTGACCATCTTACTGCATTTGGGTTTGCCCTGATCCGTTGTTTGATTGTATGCATATATGCATTTTTTTTGAAACGGGAAGAATTTCTTACTTTCATGTTGCTCATTTTATTACCCTCAGTTGCAAAAAGATATATTTCATTAAATTTATACAAATACAATCCAACATTTGGATCATTCATTGCAATTTGTTCACCTGTTTGAACATCAATGATATATACTTGATGATTTATTTTTCCAAAAAGAGCTAAATGATTGACCTTTCCTAAAAATAATGCGATGGTAACTGTATTATTTTTTAATTGATCTTCTAGAAAATCTATGGTGTTTTGTTCGTCTAATATTTCATCTACCATATCTGGCGTTGGGTCATCGTTTGTATTATAAATTTCCAATAATTTATGATTTGCTCCATAGGTATGATTCAAAAAATCTATAATATGTTTTGACATTACTTGATCATTTACATTTGCAAATTTAAACGCTTCATCTCTTTCTAATAAATATAAATAACTGAGGACATTTGGAACACAATCCTCTTTGTGACATTTCAATGGATTTAAATCAGATATTTTAAAGAGACGGGCCATTTAAAATATTTAGATATATTATATGTCAACTATTTTTGGACAAATAAAAAGCGGAGTTATTTCAGCGAATCAACAACGAACATTGAATCGAATGAGGCGTGCACGAAACAATCCTGGTGCTCCTGGAACTCCTCGTCCACAATTATTTCGTTTTACAAGAAATGTTGCTGCCGCTGCCTCACCTACAAGAAAAAGAAGTCGCACTCGTAGTCGTTCGGGAACAAGATCCAGATCTAGATCGGGTTCGCGTAAAAGAAGGAAATCATCGCATCATTAAGCATTTTAATATAGTATAATTATAATGAAGATCAAACATAGTATCCATAAAGTAAATGGATATACAGTTATTTTAGTTCCAAATGATAGGAATACATGTCATATTAATGCATATATAAAAACAGGGACATTAGATGAATCAAAACATGATGCAGGAATTCATCATTTAGTTGAACATGTATTGACAGAAGCATGGAAACCATGTGGAAAAGATACATGTAATTCTTATTGGGATAAAAAAGGTGTAAATATGAATGCGACTACTGGCTCATCTTATATGAATTTTTATGTAAATGGTCTAGTAGAAGATATGGAAGATATGATGCAATATATGATTGATATTATTACAAAACCTTTTTTACAAGAATCTACATTGAAAATAGAAAAACATGCTGTACTGAATGAATTATTAACTCGTTCAAATAATCCTGAAAATAAATTGTATGATGCATTCAATAAAGAATTTTTTATAGAATCATATAGTGCTGATTATGATTTACAAATAAAAAATTTAAAACATATGAATATGAAAAGAATTCGGGATTTTTATAATAAACTACATAACGAAATCATTTTTGTTATTTCTGGTCCAAAAAAAATGCCGAATTTCAAAGAAACATATCATTATAAAAAAAATCATAAAAATGTTTTGAGTTATTCTAATCAAATTGTCTACGTTCCTCAAAAACAAAAATCAACTATTCTTATTATGGGGTTGCCAATTGTTTGTAATGATTCTTATAAATGGAATGCATGTCTTATTGTATTGAATATGGTATTATTTCAATTATTACGTATAGAAATGAAACTTGTGTACAGTGTTTCTGTTTCATTGTCTGAGTTGCCATCTCCATATCTTTTTATAAAATCTACGGTTGAAAATAAACATGTTGTGTTAGTTTATAAAACAATTTTAGAGACATTTGAAAAATATAAAAAAGAATCATTTCCACAAGAATATATTGATGGAATGAAAAAAAAATATAAAATTAATTATGAAAATTTGAATTATACTTCTAGTTTTATGGCAAATTATATATTAGATCATTATTTAGATGGTAAAATAGTTTCAATCGAAAAACATTATGCAGATATCGATAAAATGACACAAAATGATTTCATGAAACTTATGAAACTTATGAAACTGAATAAAATGTGTGTTGCCTATCAAGGTCCAATGAAACTACTATAATTTGGTCTAAAACTACTAGGTTATATTTTAGATAATAAAAATAAAATGATTATAAACAAAATAAAAACAATCGAAATAAATGCAAAATCTCCTCTAGTATATGTATTGAAATCAAACCAATCTTTCACTTTTGTTTCTGGTTCTATGTATGGACTATATGATGATTCTGCCTTTTCTTTTTCTTTTTTGTATTTTTTCTTTTCCTTGTCATATGTATCATCTGAAGTATATATATTACTAATATCAGTCTTACTAATATAAGAATTACTAATATCAAACCCTTCATTGAAAGTTTTAAAGGTTTCTGGTTTTATAGATAAATATGCAATAACTGTAATTAATAATACTATAAAAAACCATGATTTCATTGATTTAGATTTCATTAAATTATATGATTATTTAAAATCATAATCATATTATTTCACCATTTTATTACCAACCATTAACCATAATACAATAGATACAACGCTTCCAGTTATAAATCCATAACCAGCATAAGAAAGAGTTTTTTTACCTAAATAATAAAATGCTAATGGAAAAGCGATGTATGTTAAAAAAGCATAAAATGCCATAATTCCAATGAATGTTTGTGTTTTGTTCATTTGTACTAGTTCATTATTTTATTTTTTAAAAATTTAATAACCAGCCCTTGAATTTTTTTTACTTTTACCTCGGCTACTGCTACGCTTAGCTGCACCCTTTGATCCACTTCTTCCTTTTCTTCTACTTTTATTTGAATTTGAATTTGACCCGCTTCTTGATCTTGATCTTGACCTTGATTTCTCTGTAAACCAATATCCTAGGCCATCTGTATAAAGAGACATTGAATTGTATTTTGAACCCAATCCATTACGAGTTACAAACGCAGTTGTCTGTGCCTTGGACATGGGTTTTGGCTTTCCCATAATAGTATGCATGGATGATTGTGGCATTGCATCTGCATAACCACCAACCTCCCAAATAATTTGTGAACCATCTCGTCCAATTTGTCTCGATCCTGTACACATGAAACTATCTCCATTGTCTCTGTCTGCTCTATACACTATTCCTTGGCCATTTGAAGAATAAATTCTAAAGTAAAAAGGCGGTCTTAATTGTGCCATTATATTAACAAAATATAATATGACAATTAATAATATAGAATTTTAATATAGAATTATTTTAAACTATTTATTTATGTACCGTATTATTATTGCTAGACATGGAGAATCTATATGGAATCAAGATAGCAAATTTACTGGTTGGACAAACATTCCATTGACAGATAAAGGACGCGAAGAAGCAAAACGAATGGCTTTTGTATTGAAACCATATAAACCAAGTATTATTTTTACATCTGTTTTACAGAGAAGTATTGAAACATCAACCATTATTCAAAAAAATATTGAAGATAATATCAAAGACATTCCTATTCATACTTCGTGGAGATTGAATGAAAAACATTATGGAACATTAGAGGGGATTCCTCGTAAATATATTCGAGATTTATACGGTGAACTTTTTACAAAAATGATGCGTTCTAATTTTTCGATGAAACCGCCCATTTTGAAAACAGTAAATGAAATCAATCGACAGATATATCCTATTTACAAAAATTGTTATTTAGAAAGTATTAAAAATGGTGAATCAAAAGAAAATGTATTGGAAAGATTATTGCCTTATTATGAAAATGATATTTTATATACATTGAGTGAAAATCATACGCCACTTATTTTAACGCATAAACATACTGCACGTGTTTTAATGAAACATTTATTACAAATGAATGATGAGGTTTTTGAAAATTACGAGTTACCAAATAAAATATTGGTTGTAAATTTGAACAAAACATTAAAATATTCCTCTCATGAAGAAATAGATTACAAGAAATAAATTAGAATAAAAATTGAACCATTTGAAATAGGTTGAATGTAAGTAATTTTATGTGATGAATCTCTTTGTGTTGTCAAAATCAAAGCGGCGTATTGCTCGTTATATGGTTGATAAACATATTGCAAAAATGATTTTAGAATCGGTACAAATGCTTTCTACAACAAAGAGAGTATTGGATCCTGGAAGTTTTATGGGTCCTGTTTATAAACTAGCTCATAAAAATCATCCTGTTACAAAATGGGTTCGTGCTTCTTATTTGAATTACTTATGGCTTTTGGATTTAGTAGATGAAATGCATAAAGAATGGCAATACAGATACAATCATGAAAAAATTCATAAATCCTATATTGTTGCACAATTTTTGAGACAAAATCCCCCGCCATTGGAAGCATTTGAATATGAAGAAATGACACCGTTTGCTTTAGCTATGCCTGAAATTTACAAGTCGGATGATGCGATTGAATCCTATCGAGCATATTATCGAACTAAACCTGCTTCTTGGAAAAATAGAGAGAAACCATATTGGTTTTAGATATACCTTGCAAGTTTGTATGCTTTTAATGTTTGCATGCTTTTAATGTTTGCATGCTTTTAATGTTTGCATGCTTTTATATTTACATAATATAATGGCAGCAAGAGGATCTAAAAATGCAAATTCAAGAACATCTAAAAATGCAAATTCAAGAGCAAGGAATTCAAAAGGATCAAAAGGATCAAAAAATTCAAGAGTTCCCAATTCTCCAAGAACAAAAACTAGAAAAATAAATAGAGCAAATCGACATATGTTATTTCGATACATGCATAATGAAAATCTAAATGCTGCAAATCGTTATGCAAATGCATTACATAGATATAGTGTAAAAGATTTAGAAAAAATGACAAATGCAGAAATAAATGGATTAGATGAGATAGATAAGGATATAAAAGATAAAATAAAATTATGGAAACGTGAAAAAAAAACAATTCCTGGAGTATTAAAATATTTGGGTATTTCTCCTGGTCATGCTAAAATATTAGCTGATGCAAATATTACGTATAGAGATTTAAAAATAATTGGTCGAGCAGATTTAATTGCAATTGGATTTAAAGTTGGCCCCGCAATTAAAATAATAAAATGGCAAAAAACGGTAGATGATTTATCTGCAGCTGTTCATGCACCTTCTTTTTTTGTTAAACAATTTGCTAGTGGTACTCTTGGTTCCCCACCTACTGCTCCTGTTTTAAAAAGAAATAATACTATAAGTTATGAATTATATCAAGAATTGACTGATAAAGGAGATGAAACTCGTAAAATTGAAATGGATAGAGCAATGCAACCATTAACTTCTATCCATCTTGATGGTCTATTACGATTAGAAACAGAAGGGGCTCATGTTTTTAGAATAGGTGATGATAAAGATGTTTATTTTAATTGGATAAATACTGCTGGTAAGCGTCATTTTCACGTGTCTCTTCATAACTCTAAAGCCCCTAAATTTTCGAATCGTCTTTCTGCAGAGAGACAAGAAGTTGGGTCATTACATGTAAAACAAGATATCAATGTTGGCGGAGGCGGTGCCCCCTTGGTTCGACGCATTCTTATTAATTATAATCTTACAACACGTCAGTATGAAGTTTCGATTGATAATGAAAATCCAGAATCAACTGAGTCAATCGATGAATTAGCAAGACAGGTTGTCAGAGCATTCAGAGAATATTATGCTCCAAGAAATCATAGAAACAGATAAAAATATAGTGTTATTGTAATGTATTTTATTATTTCATTAGGTATGCCCGGTTCAGGTAAAACCTATCTGAATGAAAAAATAAAAAAAATGTTTAACATAAAACCAGAAACTATATTAATTGATGAATTAGTTCAACGAGATAAAACATATATATCTGCAGTCAATAAAATACTTAAAACATGCAAGGGCAAATGTTTAACACGACCATCTGTAAAAACATACAAAAAGTTTGAGGCTGCCTATTGGAATACTCGTTCAAATGGGTGCGGTAATCCAAAATGTGTGGATGCATCTGGATGTAATTGTTATAATAATAAATTATTGAATCATGCAATCAAAAAAAAGTCTGATATTATATTTGAATCTGCGTTAAGTGGGCCACTTGATTGGTTATTTCAACTTATTCCTCCTGAATATAATATTCTATTTTTTGTAAATTTAGTTAATTTAAATACTATTATGAAAAGAATTAAAACAAGAGTAAAAAGTGAAATGCGACAAAAAATTGCTCCACGTTTACCACAATCCAATAAAAAATTTTTGATTCAACGTCGAAAACATTTATATAAAAATTTAGTTGATTTATTAAAAAGAAAAGAAAGAATTATTCTTTATGATAATCTTGAGAAAAAAATTATTTATGATGGACAAACAAATATAGGATTAAAAAAAATCATACATTCATATTAGTTGATTAATCAAATACATTTTTATTGAATTTTTGGATTCGAATAATGTCTTCTTCTGTAATATATTCTTCTTCAGTACTTTTTGGTACATTTATAATATATTTCAGGCAAAATTCAGGCGTTAGTTTCTGCGTATATAATAATGTTTTAATACTTAAATGATCTATATTTTTTATTAATTCTTCGATTGTATATTTCTTTTGGTGAAGATCGTAATCGCTTAATTGCATTTTCATTTTTGTTATAAATTTATATATTATTTTAGTTTCAATTTTTTCAATAAGTTTTTATAGTGGTAATATAATGGATTTGAATAATTTTATAACATTTGGTTGTTGGAATCAAAAGTCAGGTGGTGTCAAAAAAGTATTAGATACATTAAAAAGAATTGAAACAGATGCTGTTTTTATTTCAGGTGATAATTATTATCCAATTAAAAAAGAAAGGTATGATCCTGTGAAAGGAAAAGTAAAAAAAGATAAAACAATTGTTTTAGAAGATTTAAAAGAAGGGTTTATGCAATTAGTTGCATCTACGATTGACAAACCTGTTTATATGAATTTTGGAAATCATGATATGGTTAAAAATGAAGGATACAAAATGGTTCCTGCTAAAGATGGGTCGCCTGTACTTGAATGTGCTATCATGAATGAAGAGTTAAAATTTAATGGTCGAAATACTAAAATTTCAATGAACCATAAAATTGTTAGTGATCATACTCTTGTTCTTATGATTGATACTACGATTTATTGTTCTGAGGAAGAATTTATTGAAGAATTTGCAACGTGTTATTCTCAACTCAAGCGTATGCCAGAAGCAGGATTGCAGGCCGCATTACAACAGAGACAACGTGAATATGTAATGAGTGCTATAAATGCTTTTGAAGGAGATAATATTATTTTGATTGGACACAATCCAATTATTTATGAAAAACGTAAGAAGGGTGCATCCATTGAACAATTAGATAGCGGTGTTGAATTTACGGGATTATTACTTGATATTACGCAGACGGCTCATTATACTCCTGAAAAACATATTTATTATTTATGTGCTGATTATCATCAATATGAAGAAGGTGTAGTGACCATTCAAAGGGGTGGTC